ACAGTGGAGACGCAAAGAACAGAATAACAGCGACAGTGGACGCAAGCGGTAATAGGTCTGCTATAACCCTGGATGCCAGCTAATGAGTTTATTAACTGCCGGATATTTTCCCGCAACATATTGGCCGGATGATTATTGGCCTGATGATTACTGGCCTGATTATGGTGCTGTGACAGTGGCAGCCTTTTCTGAAAACATAGAATTTGACAGCTTGATAACAAAGGCGATCAGCTTTGACAGTCTGATAACAACAACCAGTAACTTTGACAGCATTCTGGAGGATTAGCATGGGAAAAATATATGTAGGCCAGACAGCTCTTACATTAACGGCAACCGTTGATCAGGATGTTACCGGGGGAACTTGTTTACTTAAATATAAAAAACCGGATGGAACCACAGGGAGTTTACCTGCCACTATTGTGACGGCTGCCACGGGTGTAATTGAATATGAGATTTTGTTAGCAAAAGATATTGATCAAGCAGGAGTGTGGACGTTTTGGGGGTATGTGACTTTCGCAGATACCAAAGTAGCTGCCGGGGAGTCCTACAAACTAATGGTCTATGCAGAAGGGGATTAAAGCAAATTAATTAAATAAGGAGATATCATGGCAAAAAAAGGCACACCGACAAAGAATGGCAAGGGTAGAATCGTTAATAAGGGCAGAGGTGGATGTACCCCTCCCAGAAACAAAGGAAGACAGAAAAAATAATTATATATTAATGAGTTGAAATGGAGTTCTTATGAAAGTTGATCCTGTTCTCACGATTGTTATTGTTGCTTTGGTTGGACTTTTCGCAAAGATTGTCTGGGATTGGTTGTCAAATGGCAGGGTTGAAAGAGGGATTTATGTTACATCTAATCATTGTGAAGCTTTGCGTATAGGATGTTGTTTACCAAAAGTAAAAAAAGAAGTAGGTGTGTTAGTATCCAGGGTAAAGTCAACAGAAAAACAATTAGATCAAAGCAGAGAGGATTTTAAGCTACTTAGAGAGGACAATTCAGAAATCAAAGAACGGCTCGCAGCTATTGAAACTACATTAAAAAATTTGATAAAATGAAAAAATTAAGTATTTTAATTGTGTGAAAATTGCTGCTAAAGTTGACATGATTCTAGAAAAGCTAAATGAATGAAACTTTCTACTAAACAACAAGAATTTACTGAATGTATAGGTAAGCTGATCATTTATGCATACACCCAGGGATATGCATTAACTTTTGGTGATGCTTACAGAGACGCTAGAGTACACGGTGAATTTGGTGTCAAACTCTCCTACGCCGCTAAAAACAGTGTGCATAAAATAAGACTTGCAGTTGATTTTAATTTATTTGTAAACGGAGAGTATATTAAAAATGGCGATCATCCAGTCTGGCTCGAGCTGGGCTGTTACTGGGAAACTTTACACAAAAGCGCAAGATGGGGCGGCAGGTTTAGAGATGCTAACCATTTTAGCTTTACACATTGGGGAGCAAAATAATGGCTAAAAAAGCAACACCTAAACGAGATGGAAGTGGAAGAGGTACTGAAGCTAATAAAGGACGTGGGGGATGTAAAAATCCACGACGAACCGGAAAAGGTAAAAAATGAAGAATCTATTTTTGTTAGTAGCAGCAATTCTATTATTAACTGGATGTACTACACAGTATGACACGATCGCACATAAAGATATTTCTCTTAAAATAAGATCATTGCCGGTTGATCTTGATTATGACTCAAGAGTCGCTATTGATCCTAGAGAGTTATATCCTATGGAAAAACTAGAACCTCTGGATGATAGTACATACAAACCTATTGAGCCAATCAAATGACTGCTATAGGTGAAATGCCAACATCTCAGGTAATAGATTATAAAAGGTCTAGGCTTACCGTACCCTTTTATTTTGAGAGTGATATTCTAAAGTGCAGTTGTCTAATTCCAGTTAACTTTATAATGGATTGGGAATCAGTCCCACTTATAAGAGGCACGAGTAAAGTTTCAGGGTTAATACATGATTATCTTTGTCGCACTGATTCTAATCCTATAGTTACAAAAAAAATTGCAGCTGATGTTTATAAAGAGTTTCTTATTTTCCGTGGCGCTTCTTGGTGGCGCTGGGGAATAAAGTATTGGACTGTCAGAGGTATACCTAAATATTTTCACAAACTTAAAGTTTTAGAGGATAAATATTTTCACAAACTTAAAGTTTTAGAGGATAAATAATGGCATTAAAGAAACGGAACTACAAGCGAGAGTACGCTCTATTTCACGGTAAGAAGAAAGAGATAAAACGACGCGCCCAGAGAAATAAGGCGCGTCGTATGATGGCAAGAAAAGGTAGGGTTCATAAAGGCGACGGTAAAGATGTTCATCATAAGGACCGTAACACTAAGAACAACTCTTTATCTAACTTAGCTATAATGGCTAAAGAGAAAAATAGGTCAATCAAGTGATACAAAGTCTACTTCTATGTTTGCCTCCTCGGCCAGTGATAGTACCAGCTCCGGGTTCCACTTAGTTGTAGGCTTAGTTATCTTATCAAGTGTCACGATGCGTTTTATATTACTCTGGATCAAGCGACTTAAACACTGAGTACAAGGTAATATAGGATATACATAAACGCAGTCTCCTTTTCCGTTAGCTGCAGCTAAGGCATTCACCTCTGCGTGGATGATTAACTGCAGCTTTATAAGTGGATCGGCGAGTCTCGCTTTCGTATCAGCAATTCCTCTCGGGAACCCATTATACCCTACAGCCACGATATATTTACCCTCGGTTACTACGGCTCCTACCTTCCTTTTTGGATCTTTACTCCATAAAGACACATACCGTGCCAAACCTAAGTACCTTTTATCCCAGTCTACCATTCTATCTCCTTTTCTATTAAATACACTTTCTTCATATTAAGACTTAAAAATAGGGCCTTTATACTACTACTCATAATGAACAAACAGAAAGGCCTCGTTTTAAACTATTATTATACTTTTTTAAAGCAAAAATAGCGAACCAGCATATTAAACTCTTTTTCTTTGCTCCTAGTAACTACGGCTTCCATTTGTGGCTTTGGTTCTGCCTTTGAATAATCAATTTTCTTCATTTAATCTCCTTAACTCTCCACATACCTGATTTTCGTGCTCTACCGTCTTGCGCAACTTTCTCAGCTAAATTCTTAGCTACTATATTCCTGATTTGACAAATACCTTTGATATCGCCTTCCCAGAAAACTGAGTCCCCAAGAATCTCATTCTTTATCTCAACTCTTATTTGCATCTTTATCCCTCCTCATGATAGTTTTTGATAAAGTCTAACAGCTGATTCTGTCCTTTAACCTTTGACTTAAGTGCAGCCATCACAGCGTTGTCTACGGTTTTGTCCATGATTAAATGTGCGTCCAAGTAAGTCTATTTCTAATTAAGCTAATAGAAGCAGCAGAGACATTAAATAGTTCTGCTAAACGTATCTGTGGAATAGTTTTACATAGTTCACGGATTTCAAGCACATTAGCTTCTGTTAACTTAGCTTGAGAATGATTACTTCCTATATATTTACCGTTAGCTATAGAGATAGCTTTATTCATGGCTGAAGTACCATAAGCTAAGTTACTCACTTCATTAACGTTTTTATCCTCATTCAAGTGCATTATTTCTAACTTAGACGGTCTTGGGCCAATAAAAGCCTCAGCGACTAAATGATGAACATAAGTTACAAGTCTTTGTGTATTACTATAAAGACTCACCTCTATATATCCGTCAGAGTTAGGTCCTAAACTCAGCAAGCGACCCGCAGAAGATTTCCAATATGATTTTATGCGGCCTAAAGATGATACTTTATACTTAGGAAAGTTAGGTACAGTTTTCCAAAATTCCATGAAGTTCTCCTTTTTCTGTGTAATAATTTTTGATAAAGTCTAACAGCTGATTTTGACCTCTGATTTTTGATTTTAAAGCTTGATATACGGCTGTGTCAACAGTATTCTCCATAACAAAATAATGAATAACGACTGTTTTTTTCTGCCCTTGTCTTGCCACTCTAGCATTTAATTGTAAAAATTGCTCGCTACTCCACGTAAGCCCATACCATAGAATGATGTGTGAGCCATCTTGCATATTGACAGCATGACTTAAGCTCCTGGGGTGGCATATGAGCAAAGGTATCTTACCAGCATTCCAGTCCCTTATATGCTTAAGAGCTGTAGCGGGGGGAACTCCTCCTACTATAGCGGCAACCTTTGGCCACACCTTCTTAATCATCTCAAGCTCAAACTTAAACTGGATAGGACAGAGTATCCCCTGGCCATCTGCTACTTCAACCATCTCTTTCAGCTTATCGAGTTTCTCATTGTGCACATGCTCCCAAGCACCCTTCTTATCAGTGTACAATCCACCTTGAATAAATTGACGTAACTTCATTGACAAAGCTGCAGCATTCAGGACTTCTATTTTCTTCTCTTCAAGCATCAAGAAAAATTTCTTCTCAAGTTGCTTATATTGAGCTTGTAGTGTCTCTGGTAACTTAAGCTTAATAATGTTGTCAATCCGTTTAGGCAACTTAATATAATCCTTTGCATCAAGTCTAAAGGTTATATCCTTAATCTTATTGTAAATCTCATCTTTACAGTCTCATGCCTGATTGCCCAAGTAAATTGCTTGTAATCAAGAGACATAAAGTACTCAGATCTATATTTACCGTAAGTCTTAAATAACCTTAGACCACCATCCAGAAAATAGTATTGAGACCATAAGTCGAGTAGAGAGTTGGGAGCAGGAGTTCCACTTAGTAACAACCTATGGTGAAATATGTCTCTGAGCTTCCTAAGCGTCTTAAACCGCTTAGTAGAGGGACTCTTAATCATTGACCCTTCATCTATGATGATAGTCCTAAAAGGTACCTTCTTGGTTATCTTATACAAGTCTTTGAGTGCACCAAATAACCACTGTATAGACTCAAAGTTTGTAAAGTACATTTGTCTCTTTAGCCCAATTTTCTCCAACTTATCTGGTCCATGCACTATAGTGTAGGTGTAGTTAAAATTCCATTTCTTATTCTCATCAGGCCAAGTCGTGTATATAGCCTTCAAGGGTGCTATAACTAAGACGCCCTTGCCGATCTTATCTTTGCACCATTCTAGTGATACGCGGGTTTTTCCGAGACCCATATCGAGTGCCAGATAAGAATTCGGATTACTTAAACTAAATTGCAGAGCTCTCTTTTGATAAGTGTGCATAGGATCTACGCTCATTTATCCTCCTTATGTATAATACGCATGACCGTAAAAATGACGTTCACGTCTTCCTATTATTTTTCTACAAACTTCACAGTACATCCTTGGTACTCCGGGTCCCTTCCAATAAACGTATATCTTGAACCTCTTTCGGCATAAAGGACATATGGCTTCTACGAAACAATAGTCTGACTTCTCATTAGAGTCCCTCATATTAATCTTTGTCCCATCTTTGCCCCTTATAAACTGGGTGACGCAAAGATCCATCCGGGGTCACCTCGTGATACTTTACTTCTACAGTTCGTCCGAGCCACACGTCTTGATTATCCCACATCTGCTCACGCTCTATATCACTGAACCCACTTCCTACTCTTACCTTAACCCCTTTATGACTAACAATTAAACCACCAAGTTGGCCCTCATACTTTCCTGTTCCTTCAAAGAAGTCGACTACATGCAAGTCCTTGCTATTCTCTGCTTTGAGTTTCATCCAGTCCCAGCTACGTTTTGTTTGATATAAATGTTTAGGAGTCTTAAATACTAAACCCTCATACCCTGCAGCAAGAGCTTTATCAAACGTATCATACGCGTGTTCAAGGCTTCGAACTTGAACGTGCTTGACCGATGTGATACTAGGTGCATCTAGTATGCCAACTACATCACTATAAAGTTGGTACCTACGATCAAATGTCATAGTGCCTTTTGGTACGTCGAACACTTTATATACAGCATCAAGGGTGGGGTCGTCACTGCGTATCTTGCCACTAGACTCTTGGAAATGTAAACCAGGGATAAGTAGTTCACCGTCGAATGAATAATCTTTAGGTATACAGTTCGTTATATGCTGTACACCTTGAATGACATGACCATTACGAGTATATAAGTTTCCATCCTTAAATATAGCCCTAAGCCCGTCATACTTGATTGACATATATAAGCCTTTTACAAGTCTGTCGTCTTCCCACTTCTTTGCCAGCATTGCACCAAACTCAGGGACAAGTCCAGGAATAGCAGCATTGATAGTCTTAGCGCTTATACCACAACGTAGATCCTTCTTGAGTATAGACTCAAGTATCTTGGCATCTCTTACACACAGATTCTCAAGCATATCTGAAACTAATAGCTTAGCTTCTCCCCCAGATACTTCACGGGTTTGGAGTTTACTTAACAAACTAAGCCACGATACTAGAGCTAAAGTTGATCCACCTTCATTTTTATATTTTGGTATCTTGTTAATAAAGTAATGCTTAAATGGATTGTAAGTGTACTCAAGTATCGCTTGTGTAAGAACACCTGTTTGTTTCAGTATCTTGATCTTTTCATTACGACTACGAGTTGCTTGTAATGCTGTGATAGTGTCCAGATAATTCATTTAATTCTCCTTTACATTAAGTCGGAGTAATTGTGTTATAAAATACTTTTTTCCTTTTTTAGTGCGTATGATTATAATAATAGCATTTAAAACATGCATGCAATAGCTTATGGTTTCATACACCTCATGCTCTGTACTATTCATTTTTGATACCTCAATAAATGATCTACCTTAGCTTTGGTATCTACAACAGCTACAAAGAAACCTAAGTCACTCATACGCTCATGCTCCCGTAATTGATGGTCTGTGGGCGTATCACCCTCAGACTTTGTCTCTACAAAAGCAATCATACCGTGTGGTAACAGACATATACGGTCTGGTACACCTATGACACCAGGAGATACGTACTTCCTACAAAGCCCTCCCACCGCTTCTACTTGCTCAACTAAGTAACGTTCAACATCCTTTTCGCTTTCTTTCATAATCGTTTTACCTCCTTCTTTTCACATGTAAAGAATCCCGGGCTACCATATGTTGGAGGAACAAAATGTGATCCTACTTCACCACAGTTAATGCAAAACCTAGAGTATGGAATCTTAAATTTCTTTTTGACCTTTTTCCTTTGTTTCTTCATAATAGCTTTACCTCCTCTGCTCGTCTTAGTTTTTGAAAGCTGCCATAGAGTTTCCTAAGCATATGTGGCCTACTTTTGGTTAGGTACTCCGTCTTTAGCAAGATTAAATAGTATTCCTTATCAGCTTTTACCTTTTGCAAGTGCAGACTTAAATAAATATTATTCCTTAAATGCTCTTTCAAAGACGGTTTTACAGGTACAGTATCCAGGAGAAGATCTAGGTTTCTTAACTCCTCATTACATCTTAGCCGGTTAAACCTTTGATACAGACGTAGAACGTTATACGGTCTGTTGTAGGCTTTTTGTTCTACATATAACAGAGTGTATATACTAAGCGAGTCATTTGTATTATAAGCTAGTTCTGCTGTTTTATTCCACGAAGATATTTTTCTCTTCAGTTTTACAAATTCTTTGCCACTCGGTGATTCAAAACCATCAATCATATTTTACCCCTTCTTATACCGCTTAGAGAAATATCCTTCAGCTGCTAAAGGACAATCTTCAGCCCATTTAATGTCACATAGCTGATTATTAAACCTAGCCATAGTTTCCTTAGTAGCTAGCTGGGTAGATACTAAACCTCCTGCCTCATCGTGAACTGATAATATTAATCTAATCTCTGGCATGTACTCCTGCACATTAAGCATGCCTTGTGCCATAACCTCGCGTGCGGTACCCTGAGTTGCATTCTCAGTGAGCCTACCTGGTGTAATCTTTAATCGGCCCCACTTTTTAGAATATGGGTTAATGCCTGAGTGTGTGATAGTGGGAACTTCGCCCATATACTCATACCCTGGAATAAACTTATTCTCTACAGAAGGGTGCATGTAGTATACGCTTTTACCAGAAGGTAGTTTCATAGCTAACCATCTTACACCATTAACCGTAGCCGTACCAAAGGTTATCTTAAGATATGTCTGCCGTTTACCAGTCATAATGGCTTCTATAGCAGCATTATGTAATCTTTTCCAGAGTCTCTTGATCAAGTAGTATTTCTCTCGGTACGTATCTATGGCAAACTTAGCTTCGTGTGACTCTAAGGTGATACCCCAATCAGCTGCGACTTCTTGAAATCTGATTGCACCCATTTGATAACCCGCACCCAAGATTATAACTTTACCGAATTGTCTCTGATCCTTAGTTACTTGGTCATGCGATATATTATACAAAGTAGCAGCCATATCGACATACTGATCAAGACCTTCTCTGAAGCCTTGTAGAGTTACTTCATCTCCAGCAAGCCATGCCAAAATACGATTCTCTATAGAATGATAATCTGAGCATATGATGGTCTCACCAGGAGGCGCTAGCACCATAGAGCGTATAAGAGCTTTACCTATTGTAACAGGGTCTTCTACAGTCTCGCAGTCCATGAAAGCCTTAATATAATCTTCTGGGTTAGGCACACTTGCACGAGGCAGATTCTGCATCTGGAATCCTCGACCAGCCCATCTACCAGGACCCGCACCATGATACTGTAAGTTGTTGTGCACCCAACCATTGTACTCCAACTCTTTGATCTTCTTAAACTTAGCTGTAGAGGTCCTGCCCAACTCTTGCCGCAACTGCAATAGCTCTTGAACTTGGGACGGTAAAATATCACTCGCTAAAGCTTCTTCCAAGGTACCAGCTTGTAGGTTAGGCAGTTCTATTCCTTGCCCTTTACACCATTCAAGTATCTTAGCTATTTGATTAACAGTTTGTACCTCTCCTCCAGTGATAGTACTAACCATACTCATCTTATCTTTAACATACTTACCCAGATAAGATAGAATAGCCTTGACAGCTTCTATGTCTACGGGTAACCCTAACTCATTCATACGAGCGGTAAGCATCCACACTTCTTGTTCTATAGGTATTAAGGTATCTCTGGGTAATGTGTTAACGATCTCACGCATTGCTTCTACATCTCTCTTACAGTACATGAAGAGTTCCTTGAACACCATCTCATTGTCCCAGGGCATTGGCTGATCACCATTCTTATCTGGCTTACAGCACTTGTTGATTAACCGCACCCCCGACTCCAACTTTGGTAAGTTAATGTTAAGTGCAGCACCAGCAAAAGCCAGCGACGCAGGAATAGTGTAAGTTTGACAGAGAGCCATAGAGTCTATGCACTGTTCAAGACGTAGCTTTGGTATAGCAAAGTCTTCCCACAGCACTAAGTTCCAAATTCTCCAATCAAATATAGCATTGTGGGCATACACCATTTTAACCTTGTTTATGTGCACAATAATACGTAACGGGAAATCTTGATCTGGTGTCCATAGTTCTGCAGGCTCATTATTGAATGCGTATCCAAGACAGATAACTTGAGTTGACTCATCTGATGCATATCGCATGGAACCATGCTTTCGTATATCGACCTCTGAGTAGGTTTCGAAATCTATGTAAAGTTTATCAGAGTTTGTCATATTTCTTCTGGTCCTTTTCTTTTTGTTTCTCTGCTTCATAGCATCTTTTACATAGGCCATCTGAAGCTTCAAATGCAGGAAACAGATACAAAAAGCCGTGACTATGACCACAGGTTTTTTGTGGTATAGTCACACGTTCACTTGTCTTTGTTTTATCTACTATAGTTCTAGTAGGGTTACCGCATAGGCATTTACCCATTAGCATTCTCCTGACATCTTTCACAGACACTTGTTGTTTTGTAAAAATCTTTAGCAGACTTGCAGGTGAAGTTGTTTGCTTCGCGACCACACTCCGAGCACTTGTCATATTGTAAAGCCTCATGTGCAGTCGGCTTCTGATGAGGGTATAAGGGTTTCACAGGTTCAAGAATATCAGTGAGAGCCCTGAACAGTCTTACTCTTTTCCACTTAGTCCGCATAGCATCTTTAAGTCCTGTAAGCGTGCACCAATGCCGCAACACATCAGTAGTTTGTCTCCAAGCTTCAAGCTTAAGTCCGTTGCCAATACAAATGATATTGTATAACTGACCATTTCTGTTAGCATATAGTGGAACAAAGTCTGCAGTATCATCATCTATGTAATCTTGATTTATCTTACCGCAAGGCACAGCACATGGAGCATAGAGGAAAGCATAAGCTGGTATATCAACGACCCAGTCAATATCTGATGGATTGTCAATGTTACCAAATACTGAAGAACCAGTTTGAAAACCCTGTGTCTGCATAATTTCCCACAGATGATTTGGAATCTCAGGCAACGTCATAGCATAAGCTTGGATCTCTTTTTTGGTCATCCCAGTAAGATCTTTCTCAATGTACTCGTTTTGTAGCTCAACTTTTTCTTCTTGTAATTTACGTATCTGTTTCTG